TGGTGTACCACCTAGCTCTCACGTGTAGGTGGGGATTAGGTAGTATACATGCGTACATGTTAGGGGGATGAGTGAGTAAGGTAACACTATAGTGTGACGAGTAGACCCAACCAACTTGAATGTAACTCAACGGTTGAACTCAACCTAGTTGCAACCCGCAACCCGTAATTCAAGGGGGGTGGGTCTAACTCATCTCTACCACACACATTGTAGAAATAGTTTTGTAATCAACACTCTCTTGTGGAACAATTAACTTGTTTATTTGTATAATTAGGCATGGGAAAACGCAGGATATTTGAAGTATTTAATATAAGCACTGGGATGTGGGAGAGTCACATGATAGATGAAGACAGTTTTCACGCTGGAATGAAGAAGCTCAATGAAGAATCACAAGTGTTGGATGCGGAAATAAAGATTATCAACAAGATTATAGAGCAGCAGTTAAACAAAATAACACCTCAAACCATTGAGAGTAGGGATTAACACTATAGTATATACACTATTGTGTATTTACTCTTTTCCTAGTATATTAAATAAACACAATAGTGTATACACTAGGGTTTTACTTTAAGTATATACACGTAAGGGAGTGAAAATGAATAAAAGAGGATTCATTGCTTTGCTATTAGCTTTTGTATTGAGCTATAGCTGTGCAATAGAAGAGATAATTACACAAAGTGATACGGATACTCTGTATGTATACCAGACAGATACCGTATACACAACCTATAATGATACCATATATGACGTTTATGTAGATACTTTGTATGATGATCGTGTGGGAGATACTGTATATGTCGTAACAATTGATACTGTATATCAGATTGATACTGTATATGTAGGAGAAACCTACGAAGATAGTACGTTATACGATGTATACGTAGAGACTGGGAATGTACCACCAAGTTGTAGTCAGATATTGACGATAAGTCAAACGACTACCGATAATGTGTTGTATTCACAGGAATATATGTGTCCTTATACTATTCAGGGGGATATAAACCAGATTCCTGCTGGAGACTACATATTGAAGTCTTGGTATATCGACAATGCTGGTAATATGATCAGTACTGAGTTATATCAGTTCAGTATAATCGGAGATATGTACGTTCTAGTAGATGGAGACTATATAACACTGGTATCTGGAGATTGATGGATACATTAAAAAGAAAAATCAACGGTATAAATAAAGTATATAATATTTACACCGAAGAAGAAGCGGAATCCGAAGGATTACCGTATTTGCACTGGAAACAGGCAAAAGAGGGAGATTATGCCATTACAGATGACGGCTATATAGGCCTATGTATTGGCAGAAAGGGCTATACCGATAAGAATGGACGGGTAAAGACCTTTGTGAAGCTGTGTCATGGCGCAAATTGGGCTGGCAATACTAATCGTATTGAGTATATGGTGAATAAAGCCTACGGAAGTTATTCACAATCCAATCCTAAGTCATGGCAGGATCGAGAATCTCGAAGAACACGTACCAAGAACCTAGTAAATGCCTATGTCGGGCAAGCACTCTCTAGTCAGGGATTTGATTACAATAAGTTGGGTAATATATATCGCCCTGACCAGCAAGAACCGTCTGTGACGGTGAAGAGGGTACTGAAACAGGAGTTTATCAGAGATATGATAGAGAAGAAACTAAAAGAGATTATGGAAGAGAAAGGTATCAGCAAATCCTCGGTAGTTGACACCATGCTCGAAGCAATAGACATTGCTCGTCATAAACAAGATGTCACCAATATGCTAAAAGCATGCGATTATTTTATGGAGCTACTGGAAATGAAACCTTCTAAGAAGATTACAACAGATACATTACAGTTAGACGTATCCAGTAGCATAGCAGATGCAATAGAGTCAGAGGAGAAGTCTTTGCTGATGCAGCGGAAAGAAGAAGTCAATGAACCAAAAGAAGCAAGTCAGCCCTGAAGACCAATATCTGGGCGTTGATCCTCTCAATATTATTAGAATGCAAATAGAGATTGCTGTAGAAGCTCTGACTGATATAGCAGGTAGCAGTTCTATGACTAATGATACCATGAAGAAAACAGCATATGATGCTATTAATGAACTAGAAATGATAGATGCTATGTATACCTATGGATTCAAAGACTGAAAATATACAAAAAATAAAAGAAAATCTGGTATTGTTCGGTAAAGTCTGTATGCCGAATATGTTTTCGTCATCATCTCCTTCATTTCACTATGAAATATCTACAAGACTAATGGATGAGAATATAAAGCAGATAAATATTGTCGCTCCCCGTGGTCATGCAAAGTCCTCTATCGTTGGTGGTGTTTTTCCTCTTTATCACCTCATGTTCCACGGGGGGCAAAAGTTAATTGTACTTGTTTCAAGAACGCAAGACCATGCTATTAAATTATTAGGTACTTTAAAGGACTGTTTAGACTATTCGAGTAATTTCAGGGGCTTGTTTGGTTATTGGGGGCAATATTCAGCTAAACAATGGTCTAAATCAGAGATTGAACTGAAGGATGGTTCAATGGTTATATGTAAAGGTACTGGTCAGCAGCTTCGTGGTATAAAAAAGGGCAATCAGCGTCCTACCCTTATTATAGTAGACGATCCAGAGGACGAGAATAATACTAAGACCTCTGAAGCTATGGAAGTAAACTTACGCTGGCTGTTGCAGAGTGCACTCCCCTCTCTAGACCCGCAACGTGGCCGTATAGCGGTCATTGGTACTCCGCAGCACCAGCGTTGTCTTGTAGAAACGCTCAAAGAGATGTCAGGCTGGGAGAATATGCATTTCGCTCCTAATATTGATAAGAATATATCATTATGGGAAGAATGGCATCCTATTGAAAAACTTCTAAAGAAAAAGGAAGAACTTGAGTCTATAAACCGAGTTTCAGTGTTTTATAGGGAATATCTATGTCAAATCATTGGAGATGAGGATCAACTGTTCCAAGAAAAGTATTTTCAGTATTATGATGGTAAATTAGTGCATGGAGAGGGCGATGATGCGTTTATTCAGTTTAAAAGCATAAATGGCAAAGATACTGACGAGTTATTGCCAGTAAATGTATTTATGGGGGTAGACCCTGCATCATCAACCAGAAAGACAGCAGACTATAGTACTATAGTGGCTGTGGGTGTTGATAATGAAAATAATAGGTATGTACTCCCTTACTACCGCAAAAGGGCTACCCCCATGAACCTTGCTAATCAGATAATAGAGCATTTCAAGATAATGAAGCCTTCTAAGGTTCGCATAGAATCAGTAGGCTATCAGGAGATGCTGCGTGAGTATATAAGAGAACGATGCGACCAAGAGAACATGTTTATTGCTGGTCTTGAGATAAAAGAAAGACCCAGAACCAGTAAATCAGCAAGACTCGAAACTATGGAACCATATTTCGCTCAGAACAAGGTATACATGCTTGACAGCATGGAAGAGCTAAGAGATGAGTTGTTATTGTATCCAAGAGCTAGGAATGATGATCTATTAGATGGCTTATACTATGCAATGAAAAACGCTTATACACCTTCTCACGAAGTAAGTGATATAAAATTAAAAGATGATGAATATGTAGCAGATAAAACTTTTGATTGGATGATTGCTTAAAGTATAATTAATTTAGAGGGAACAATAATGACCTCGATTTCGTATAAGATGATGTTGCAAAGCATATTTCCACATGCCAGAGATACATCCAGAAGTAAGATTAACCCAAGACTTATTCTCTAACTATAGTTCTGCACGTTCAGACTGGGCTAGTCAAGCAGCTGAGGATGCAGAATTTCGAGCAGGGAAGCAATGGTCTGATAAGCAGGTAAAGTCATTACGTGCTAGGGCACAGGAACCTCTAGTCGTAAATGTAATCCATCCAGCAGTAGAGCAAGCAAAAGCTATGCTTACCGCTAACTCGCCCAGATTTCAATCTACAGGGCGAGATACTTCAGATACAAAAGTAGGCAGGATATTCTCAGACCTAATGTCATGGGTATGGGATATATCGAATGGTAATACTGAATTAAAACAATGTATTGATGATTACTATGTAAAGGGTATGGGGGTAATGGTTTCATATATATCTCCAGATGATGATTACGGAAAAGGAGAAGTATATGTTAAATCAATCGATCCATTCTCTGTTTATTTCGATGCTGACTCACAAGACCCGTTCTGTCGGGATGCTAGTAACATTATAATAGCGAAACGTATTACAGAAAAAGAATTAATTCAAATATATCCAGAATTTGAAGAAAATATCAGAGAATCCTCAGCAACAAGTCATATAAGTACTGTAGATGAGAATCGCTTCGGTATAATGAAAGAAGACGTTCTTCCCAAGTCCAGAAAGCATGAAATGCTGGATGTTGACCTTGAGCGTGAACTGGAAGTATTTGAAAGATATACCAAGGTAAAAGTACCATATTACAGAATATTCGACCCACTGTCGAATGAAGAAAAGATTATCAATGACCCGCAATACGCAGAATACAGAGAAGAACCAGCAGTTATATTAACTGTTTCTGGAGGAAAACAGCAGATATTCACAGACGAGCTCAATGTTTCCAAGTTCATGCAGATACATGATGATATTGGTAAAGTGTACCACTTAGAGCTCGATCCACTAACAGGACAACCTACACCAGTAGCTGGTCGTGAGAATGAAAACTCAATACCGAACAGCTATACTGCTATTGATCCCATCACTAAGGCTGAGCTTATTGACAATGAGAAGATTATGGTCAATAAGATAATGGCTACCAATATAAAACAATGTATCTCGGTTGGTGATGAGTATCTGTATTCTGTAGTATTGCCTATAGAAGACTATCCTATTGTTCCATTTATGAACAATCACAATAGGAATCCTTATCCAATCAGCGATGTGAGGACTGTACGTGGCTTACAGGAATATATTAATAAGCTGCGCTCTCTTATTGTTGCTCATGCAAGTAGTTCAACCAATGTTAAACTACTTATT